AACAACCACTTAATCGTGGTAGTGGTTTTATGTATGGTAGTGGTGACCCTAATGCTACCCTTGGTGAAGACCTTGGTCAATATGCACAACGCACCTTAGAGGGTCTTGGCTCTGCTGGTATGGGTCTTATTGACTTCGGTATGGATGCTATTGGACGTATCCCTGGTGCTGAATGGATTGATGATGCTTGGGATGCTAAGACTAAGTTTAAGAACCCTGCCTTTCAAAAGATAAGGGAAGTATCTTCTGTTCTATTACCTAGTATTGCTGTTGGTGGTGCATCAGCTAATCTGACTGCTGGTATGTCTGGTGGTGCTGTTGCACGTGGTCTTTCTGTTCTTGGTATCAACGTTGCTGGTGATGTCGCTATCAACGCTATTAGTGACCAATCAGAAGGTGAGACTGTATCAACGATTGTGAAAGAAGCGGCACCTTGGTTGCCTATTCCTGATGCACTTGTGGTGAAAGATACAGACTCTCCTGAAGAGCGTCGGTATAAGAACATCTATGAATCAGCTGGTATCAGTATCATTGGTGATGTTATTGGTTACTCTGCGGCTGGTGGTCGTGGAGTAATGAATTGGTTCAAACCAAAGAATAAAGCAGCTCAAGAGTTTATGTCATCTGAGATGATGGTAAACGTTGACTCTGCTACTGGTATCAAACTATCTGAGATTGACACTCAACGTATGGCTCTACAGCAAGAGCTAGATATGTTAGCCTCTTCACCAGTTGGTGATCCAGAAGGGTTTGTTGCTCAACTAGCACGTATCAGTGAACTGGAAGGTCAAATCAAATCACTAGATAGTACATCTGGTAAGCTTACTAAACAGTACGCTGAAACAGGTACCTCAGACCTCACTGAGAGCCCTCTAGAATCGTTTGTAGAGCGCCAACAGATCAGTAGAGATAGTCAGATAGATGAGGTAGGAAAGGGACGCCTTATGGACGATCCTGAAGGGGTTACTGGTGTTGATCCAATGATCACTCCTAACATATTCCCTGAGGGTTCTACTGCTGCTCTTAGTATCCCTCCTGGTAACATTGCTCGTAACATGGCAGATACTACTGCTATCAAGCTTGGTAATGCTACTGGTACTCCTGCACCTATCTTATCTGAACGTGCTTACCACGACCTTAGTAAAGGGGATACAGTATCACGTAATATCATTGAAGACCTTGCTGAAGGCACACGTGCTACTGGTGACTTCGATGCTGTTGTTGATGGCTTTAGGTATACTAAGGCTCAGATGAGTGATGAAGCATGGAAGATCTACAACGATATCATTGGCACTGATAAGGTATCTGACCTTAAGAACCTGTTCCTTGATAATCGTGATGTAAAGAACCTCTTAGATGGTAGAGCTATCAAGTATGTTAATGACGTACAAGCAGAAGCTATTGGCTATGCTATGCGTGAACTTACTGATAAGTATATCGGTCAAGTTGTTACTGAGACCTCTGCACGTGCTATGGATACTGTAGGACGTGAGGTTGCTGATATTGCTGAAGGTTATAAAGCATTCCCTGAGACTGCTGACCTTAGTCGTGTAACTGAAATGCTTGGTGATCGCCTATCCTTCCTTATGGAAGAGTATGCTCTCAATAAGTATATTGCAGGTTGGGCACTAAAGAATCAAGATCGTTGGCAGAAGTTCCTTAAGGAATCACCTGATAAGGAATCAGCTATCAGACAGATTACTGAACAGTTTAACCTTAAGGTACAAGAGAAGAATCTACAAGCACAAAGCTATCGGGATATGCTTCGTACTATTGCTACGGAACGTCCAGAAGCTGCTCAACCTTTGATTGATGCCTTTGCATTATCTAAGGGTGATGTAGATACTCTTGATAAGCTGATGAAATGGAGTGCTAAACAACTTAGCCCACTTGGTCTCTTTAAGAGTGGTGATGAAGGTCTTAATGCCTTTGCACAAGGTGTGTGGTCCGTTCGTTACAACAATATGTTGTCTGGTATTTCAGCTCTCAAAGCTATTACTGGTAACACCATTTCCCTTAACCTTCGTACTAGCAATGCCTTTCTTGGTACTGGTATTGGTATGCTGATGGGTAAGAACACACCTGATGAACTACGTAAGGCAACTTACGTCTATGGTTCTTTCCTGCAAACTAATAAGCGAGCATTGGGTGACTCTTGGGATACCTTCAAACGTACCTGGAACAATGGTAAGTGGGGTAATGATGCTACAATGGACTTTAGGGAGCTTGCTCGTGATGACCTTGTAACTAACTACAACCCTAACCTTTGGGATGCTCTTGCTGATATGGAGCAGGTATGGGAAAAGGATGGTAACTGGGGTAGGCTGATGCAGTATCGCTCTGCTAGGCTTTTGTATGACCTTGGTAACTGGCGGTGGGCTAAGTACGGTACTAATGCTATGATTAGTGCTGATGCCTTTGTCCAAACTACTATTGCTTCCCAGATGGCTCGTGCTAGGGCTTGGGATGAGATCTCTGGTATTGGATACAAGGGAGCTGAACTAGCACAACAACTAGCTAAAGCTGAGAAGATTGCTTACGCTGAATCATTTGATGCTGTTGGTAACTTAACTGATGCTGCTGCTAAGAATGCTAGTGGAGAGGTTGCACTTAACCTAGATGATGAGACTGCTACGTGGTTAACTCGTGGTGTTAATAAGCTTCCTATCCTCAAACCATTCTTTATGTTTCCCAAGACAGGTGTGAATGGTGTTAAGATGGCTATGTCATATACACCTATCGCTACCCTACCTGGAATGAATAGATACTCTAAGGTACTGTGGGCAGGTGATGATATCAATAAGATCAAAGATGCTCTTATGGATCATGGTATTGCCTACGATGGTGTACCTAATGGTATGGCTATCTTCAAAGGTCTAGAGGCTGAGTATCGTGGTCGTGTAGCCTTTGGTGGGTTGCTTTCTACAGGTATGTTAGGTTACGCTCTTGGTGGTAATATCCGTGGTAACGGTCCTGTTAATGCAGGTGAACGTAAGAAGCTAAGGGATAACTTTGGGTGGCAACCTAAGACTATCAATGTTGCAGGTAAATGGATCAGCTATGCTGGTTATGAACCTCTTGATACTATCCTTACACTTGTTGGTGACCTTGCTTATTACTCACGTGATATCGGCTCTACCTTGACTGAATCATTTACTGATAAACTGGCCTGGACACTCTCTGCTACTTTTGTTAATAAGTCGTGGGTTGCTGGTCTTGAACCTGTTGTTTCTGTAGCTAACGGTGATGAAACTGCTATTACACGTTTCCTTGCTAATGAAGCACGAGCTGCTATTCCTATGTCTGGTGCACTTGGTGTTGTATCCAATGCCATCACTAGTTCCCAAAAGGATATCTATAATGACCTAATTGGTTATGTCACCAATAGAGTGCCTGGCTTCTCTAGTCAACTTCCTGAACAGATTGATATCTATACAGGTAAACCACTTAATGATATTGACAATCCTGTACTACGTGCTCTTAATGCTGTTAATCCAGTTAAGATTAGTGAGGGTACAGAACCTTGGAGACAATGGTTGATTGATAGTGGGTGGGATGGTATCCAAATGATCCGTAAGGATAGCTCTGGTAATCACGAATATACTACTCAAGAACGTGAGGTGCTGTATCGCTATATTGGTGAACAGCAACTATGGAAACAGTTTGATAAGCTTAGCAAGAATAAGAAGTACAATGATCAATTGGATCGTATTCGTGCTATGCGTGTTCAAGGTCGTCCATCTGAAGAGATTCAAACAGCTCAAAGTGAAGTGTATTCAGTGATGAATGATATTATGTCTCAAGCCCAGAAGGCAGCTGAGATGCGTATGCAACAAGATAATGAACCAATGTGGCGTTCTATTCAGGAGTCTTTGACTAATAAGAATATGATGCGTCAAGGTCGTATTGATGATGCTGCAAGAGCTGCTGATCGTCGTAAGGTAGAGATTGAGCGACTAACCCAAATGTACCGATAACCTAAATGGCAACTACACAGAATACATTCAATGGTAATGGGTCCAATTTGGGACCCTTTTCTTTTACCTTTAAGTGGCTTGAACCCACTGATATTAAAGTTAGTGTTGATGATGTACTGAAGACTGCTGGTACACACTATAATCTACAGAGCCTTAACTACACTACAAAGGATGGTGGTGAGGTTCTGTTCACAGCTGGTAATGCTCCACCAGTAGGTACAGGTAACATTCGTATTTATCGTCTTACGGATGATGCTGCACTGTCGGCTGTGTTCTCCTCTGGTTCTGCTATTAGAGCTAAGGACCTAAATGATAACTTCACACAGAACCTGTATGTAACACAGGAATCAAACCGTGAGTCTGCTGCGGCAGTTACCACGGCTGATGCTGCTACAGCTACGGCTAACACAGCTCTTAGTACATCTAACACTGCTCTCACCACTGCACAGACTGCTGAAACTAACTCAATTGCTGCTGTTAG